CCTGCTGCTGCTTGGCTCGCTCCTCGAAGGCTTGACGCTGTGCCTCCAGTGCCTGCTGGGCCTGCTGCTGCTGCTGCTGGGCGTATTGCTCGGCCTGCCGTTGCTGATCGGCTGCCGAGCGTTCCTGTTGCTGCGCGATGTCGGCGAGTTGTTTTTGCTCTTGCTCCCGCTGGGCCGCCCTCCCATCGGCGATCTCCCGCTCCTTGTCGGCGACTTGCTCCACCAGTTGCAGGCGTTGCCGCCCGGCTTCAGCCGCCGCAACATCTCCAGCGGCCTTCGCGGCTGCGATTTCTTGATTGATCCGCAGCACTTCCTGCTCAATCGCCGCTACGTTCTGGGCCGCCGTCAGCCTCGCTTGATCGCCGCCGAACTGCTGAAGGGCAAGCTGCTGGTCGATGAACTGCGAAACTCGCTGACGCTCGGCAGCAACCTGACGCTCGACTTCCTGCTCTGCGGCAAGCCTCCGCTGTCGAGCCTCTGCCTCTAGCCTCTCCCGTTGGGCTACCGCCTCGGCAGCCGCCTGGGCTTCCGCCTGCCGCTGCGCTAAGGCACCAGTAGCAATGTCCGATTCGCGAGCAGCTACTTGATCGAGCACCGCCAGCCTGCTGGTCAACGCATCAACTGTCGCACGGTCTCCATTTGCTCGGGCCTCACGTATCCGCAACTCGACCCGCTCGAACTCATCGTTGATCCGCAGGAGATTTTCGGCCGCCTGGGCGCGACCCGAGTCACCCGCGAACTGCTGCTGAACACGCACCGCTTCTAAGTTAGAGTCGATGATTCGCTGCACCGCGTCGGCTTCAGCTTGGGCACGACGATCTGCTTCCTCGGCCAGCCGGCGGTTTTCATCGGCGACGCGTCGGGCAACGTCAATCTGTTTCTCAAACTCTGCCGTAGCGTTCGCGACGCCACGCGAGTACTGCTCGGCGTTGAGCTCCCCGGCATCGGCTTGCTCTTGAAGGTCAGCGAGAGCCTCTTGAAACTTCAAGGCAGCATCGAACCCGGCCTGACCGAACTCTCCAGCCTTGGCGATTGCGCCGTCTAATCCCTTCTGAGAGTCGGCGAATGCCTTGCCCAGTGCCGTGACTTCTTCTGTCGTGCGAGCCACCGCATCGGCAGTTTGCTGCGTAACGGTCGCCGCCTCTTCCGCCGTTGAAAAGAATGACCGAAAAAAGCCGACGGTGCCATTCACGGCGTCGCCGAATGCCCCGAAAACTGAGCCGATTGTGCTGAGAACTGGCCCGAGCACAGTGCCGATCGCTTGGGCTACTGCGGTGACGATGTTGATGAGACCGCTGAATGCTTTTGCAACACCTTCAATCAAGCCAACAAACGGCAAGAGCACCGACTGACCAAGCCCCTTGACGGCGACGCCGACTTGATCAAACGCGGCCCCTAGGCTGTCGATGTTGCCGCGATCCGTTTCACTGAGTGCAGCCCCAAAACGCTGCATATCGTTGGCCGCGCCGCCTATGTTGTTGAAGAACGGAATGAGATCCGCCCCCGCCCGGCCGAAAAGTGCCGTCGCCGTGGCAGTGCGTCGGGCAGGGTCTTCAATACCCGCGATCGCCTGACCGATTCGCTGATACTGTTGATCTGGCGAGAGTGCCTGAAGTTCTTCGACCGTGACGCCAATCTGCGAGAGAGCCTTCTGTGCCGCCTTGCTTTCCTCATCCACACCAAGCACTGACTTCTGAAGCCGGCCGAACGCGGCACTCACCGCGTCGATGCTTGTGCCACTGCGGTTCGCAGCCTCCTCCAGCGTCTGGATGAACTCGAACGAGACGCCGAGTTTGTCGGCGGTATTACCGAGCTTCTCGACCCGATCCTCTAGGGCCAGAAGACCACGCACGACTGATGATGCCCCTGCCCCGAGGGCGGCGATACCAGCCAAGGCGGCTGTTGTTGGCGTGATGAGGGACGTGAAGGATGTCGCCAGATTGCCAACACCAGACCGTAGCCCACCTGCGAAGATTCGCGACAATCCCTCGCTCGCACTCGCGATGCCCGAGATCCGCCCCGCGATGTTGCCCAGTGGGCCGGGCAGCACAGCGAACACACCGGAGAGCTCGTTGAACTTGATTGCGGTATTGTCGGCCGCAGTCTCGATCTCTTTCTGCTGCACCGCGAGACCGCGAGCCGCACGCTCGGCGTCAGTGAGCCCCTTGGCAGCGTTCTCCGTTGCCCGGCCGTAAGTCTCCAGCGAGATGCGTCCCGCGTTCACCTGCTCGTTTAGTTCCGCCTGGGCACGATCGAATCGCTCAAGCGGCGAAAGATTCGCCTCGGTAATGCGGGCCGCACGCTCAAACGCTGCGGCTTCATTGTTGACTGCCTCGGTCAGCCGCTCAAAGCCGGCCGCAAACTGCGTTGCTGCTCCCGGCCCGCCATCGCGGAGCGTATTGATGAGACCTTGGGCTTCCTTCTCAAACCGAGCCTGAGCCGCTGCCGCCGCTTCACTGCCGCCCGAGAACTTGGCGAACTGCCCGGTGAGCTTGTCTGCCTGATCGCCGAGACCGACCAGTGCGCGCTGCACCGGGTCCAGCTTGAGCCCGCTGGCGTCAGCCGTAACCCGTAACGCCAGTGAGAGGATGTTAGCCATCGCCGAGTTCCTGCCGCAACTTCATCAACGCCGCGTAGTCCTGCTCTGGGTGACTCGGTGGCCTGACGAGCGGCACAAAATCCGACGGCTTTGGCACCGCCCCTTCTTTTGAATAAGGAGCGAGGATCGATGACACGACAAGTCCGGTCTGCTGCCACGGGTCCGGCAGTGCTTGGAAGTATCTCGTGTAGGCGATCCACTCGGTCAACTCTCGCGAATCCATGCGTGAGCACAGTTCACGAACCGTCATCCCGAGATGCCCCGCCAAGGCAAACAGAAACCTGCGCCCTGGTGAGACGTTTAGGATTTTCCCAACTGCTCGACATCACCCTCCGTCATGTTGTTGTGCCGCATGGCAACGTCAAACAGCCGGGCCATCACGCTGCCACTCTTGTTCGCGAGTGCCGATACCTGATCGCGAGTGAACAGCAACTTGCCTTGCTCGTCGCACAGCACCCGAGCCAGATACTCAGTCCGAAAGTTCTCGATGCCCGTTTCACGCTTGCCCATCCAGAGCCGCTCGTAGGAGTCCCGCTCGCCCACGCTCATCACGCGACAGTAGACGCACGGCTCTTCGTCGCCTGCCTTCCACTCCTTCGGCCGCCATTCGGGCACGACAACCTTGTGCAGTCCGGTGTCATCAGCAGCGAGAATCTGTTCCGCAGTCAGTGCCATCATTCCTCTCCTGAGTCTTCGGGATCACGCACCCGTAGTACTCATCACCCTAAGCGTGTACGCAAACCTCACCGCGTCGTTCGCCTCTGCCTCTGCGGTCCTACCTTGCAGAACGCAGTCGCGGTCAAACAGGAGGGCAGTCGATGCGCCGGCCGGTGCCACGATTCGCAGGCGGCGACGCACGCCGTAGTCGGACGATGGCACGGTCGCCGTCGAGAACGAGAAAATCTCGACGGTCCCGCCTTCCGACGAGAACGTGCCGTCGCGACTGAGCGGAAGCTCACCACCCTGCGTCGCTGAAAACTGGCTCACCTCTAGGAGTGTTGATGCACCCCAGGTGAAGGTCATGCCCTGAGCAGGGATCGCCATCGTGGCCCCCTATTGTCAGGTCAAAGACCCCGTACGCACGAGAGTGAGAACACCCTGCCCACGAACCGCATCATTGGTCGCGAGCGTCAGCGTCGAACTGGCAACCGTCGCGAAGAACGCCGTGCCGCCAGCCCCGACTGCACCGATCAAAGCCGTACCGCCGATCGCGATGTAGACCGTAGCGGTCGAGCCGTCGAGCAGAATGCTCCTGCCGATGTAGTCGAACGTGATCTGCCGACCAGATCCCCCATCGTCAGCGGGCACGACCAGGGGCGTGCTGAGGGTCGCGGCCAGTTCGCCAGAAGACTGCCCGAGGTGCGCGACGTTGATCGTGGAGTCTGCCCCGGCCGCCGGATTCGTGTTCGAGATCACGATATTCGTGACCGTGTACGCAGCCGCGCCGAACCGCAGAATCGTCCCAGATCCATCGTGTGGGGTGGGGAATGACACGGGCTATATCTCCTGCCAGAGAATGGTGTAGGTCTGCGTCACGCTGTAAACGGCGGGTAACTCGCCACCGGCCAACTGTACGAACCCGTCGCTCTCATTGAGCAGCGACACGTTGCGAACCGAAATCCAGTTTCCCAAGGCACCGTTGAAACCATCCAGTGTCTGGCGGCAGCGGTCAGCGAGCTCCCTTACTGCCTCATACGTCGTGGCGTACATATCCACGGCCAGAGTCACGGTCGCGATTCCCGCCGGCCCTGACAGGGTGGCTTCCCGCTGCACCGCCTGCCGCCGCCATGTCACGAACGGCAGGGCTGCCGAGGCGGGTGCGATGACAGGGTAGACCCGATCGCCAGCCAAGTCGGCCACGAGCGGGGCGGAAGCCAGGGCGTCAGCGAGTAGACGTTCGGGGGATTTCACGCTCATGTTCCGATGGTTCCCGAGGATCGCTGCGAGAGGGTGTCGAGGGCTTGCTCCAGCGACAGCCGCAGTTCCCGCTGGAGGATCTCGGCGACGGTGGGCTGCGTGCGCGCCCAAGCGGTCTTGAGGGGCGGCTCACCGCTTCCGCCGGGATTCATTGCCGGAATCGTGATCGGAGTTTTGCTTTTACGAAAAAACGCATTTGGATATCCCGGCTCGGTCTGAACACGACCATCGTCAGTGCGGATCATCTTGAATGGCCCGAGCCGGTTGAAGCTCGAAGCGATGTATCCGCCTTGCCCCTTTTGCACGATGTGCGGACGAACCTCAACCGCAGGGCGTCCCTTGACGCGACGCAGATGCCCCTTTCTCCCGTAGGGCTTGTTCGAGAGCGTGCTGACTTGCCGGGCCTGCGTCCCCTCTTCCAGCCACCACTGGTGGAACGCTCGGTCCGGGCCGGATCGCACGGTGCCGCCTGCCGCACTCTCCGAGCGAGCAAGCCCCGCCCGGCGAAAGCCCAGCACCGCGACGGCCGCCCCATCTCGCGTGTAGGCGATCACCTTCTTCGCCACCGCCCGCCGCAGGTTGCCGGTCGGCCCCAGCGGCGTGGTCTGCTTCAACGCCAAGAACGCTGGCTCGATCGCCTTCGTCAACGCCGCCTTCAGAATGCGGGCTTTGTCATCTAACGAAAACAGCCTGCCGATGTCCTGCTGCAACTGCCGCAGTTCAGCCATCTCGGCGGTGATCTCGATCCCTGCGACAGCCATCAGTCCACCCTCTCTTGGCACAGCAACTCGTGCTCGCTGCGGTTCGCGTGTTCGAGC